TGCTCGTTCTTAAGAATCTCTTCTTCAGACCAACCAAGATAACGCTCAAGAGCAAATCGTTTAGAAACATATCTGGCTGCTTCAGTACTCATCAAACTACTAAAAACTTGGATCTGTTCAGCGTCAACTTGCATCTGTCGATATTGACTAAAGCTTTGAGGTGGGAAGAATTGTACTTCAAACAAATTGCTTTGAATTTCGATACCACGTTGCTTAAGGAACATTTTAAATTCCTTGTCAATGTGAGGTGCCATTAGATTTTGCAATCTCTGACAATACTTACTGAATCTGTACTCTTGAATATAAGCTGTACCTATCTTACCATCACTATACTGAGTGGTACCATCGTCTGCACCAGTTGGTAGATAGCTACTAGGAACACCTAACCCTCGAATCATTTTGTTGTTAAAGTACTTTAAGTCGTCGATTGTACCCAAGTTTTCACCACCTGGTAAGGTTTCAATTCGTGTGCCCTTACCTTCAGCGTTTGTTGCTAGGTAAAAATCCTCGTTAATAGCTATTGGATTGTATGCTGCGTCAATTACGCTTTGGCCACCACCTGAACGATTAGGTATACGTCTCTGATATATTTCGTTCTTGATTCTTTCAACGTATTGCATAGCTCGAGGTCCACTTAGTGACCCTACATCGATATAGAACACACGACGTTCTGGTGCTCTAACTATACGATAAATTAGAATTGCGTCTTCAAGTAAATCCTTTTGCTTGTAAACCTTGTAAATACTTTCAAGTATACTAGTTCCAAATGGCCATTGATTATCTAAACCTTCGCTTAGGCTCAAGTGTAGAACATGTTCGGCATTAATAGCTGATTGATTTGGCATATTGTCAAATCTACTGTTTCTACTACCTGGACTGTTAGATATACCATAATTTACAGTCCCTGCACCAGCACCTGGATTACCACTTCTAGGATAACCACCAGGGAATGCATATTGGTCATGTACTAACATATTAGTACCGACCAATGACATTAAATTAAGGTCTAAATCTTTAACAACATATTGCTCAATATCTTTACCTTTACTCTCATTTACAATCAGTTTCTCTACTTTTGTAGGATCAATCCATATTAATTTGAATGTTTCTGGATCTCTAACAAAGATTTGATCTCCATACTTAATTGTGTTTCTAAACATCTTCCACAAACGTTGCTGCCATTTATTAAGACTGCACCACTGTGACATTGATTCTTTTAATAGAGTAATTTCTGTTTCGGTTAATTTACCTTTATAGTTAAAAGTAAACGGTTCTTCACTGACTTCGTAATTTTGTGTACTGAAATCACTAATAGTATCAAGTGCTTTGCTTATTTCTGAATCTAAATCCATAGACTCATAAGAAATATAACGTTCTATACGGTTAGGAGCACCACTGTAGACTTCTGGTAAAAAACTATTATACTTTACTGAGCTACCATGTCCCGCTGTACCGCCATCGCTATTTTGTCTGGCCAGCTTCTGCTGTAATCTGGCTTGTGTTGGTACGGCCGAAAAATATTTTTTCCATGACGCCACTATATTTCTCCATATATTGATTCGTAAGATATTTAGCAACAAATAACTGTTAATATAAATATTAAATATCAAACGTCGTTTTAAAGGGTTATTTAATGAGATTCAAAGATTTAATTATGGAAACTGGGTTAGATTTAAGTCAGTTGAAAAAACACGGTGGCCAATATTTTGATAGACTAATATCAAAAATCCAAAATGGTGAAAAATTTGAAGTTCAGCCAAATTATGCTCACAAATTTCCAGACGGAGTAGTAATTGATCCAAGTGAGATAGATAGATTATTACAGGCTTATTATCTAGATGGTAATAAAAATAATGTTGAAACTGATGCAGGTGATAATGTTATAGTTGTCGATCGAGCAGCATTACGCCAACCTGTAAAATTGTCAAATAGTGACCAGACTGTACCACTTGGCGCATTAGCAAAGAATGCTGACTTCAAAGATAAGTCAAATATCAATGGGGGAGTAATGGCCGAAGGCATTCTTGGCGCAGCATTAACAGCTAAATTCATAAAAAAAGGTGAAGAAATCGAGTTTACTGATGTAGGTAATGTATTGTACCAAATGACCCCTAAAGCTATTGGTAAATCATCAAGTGCTGTTATGGGTACGTATGAAAATGTAATATCATATGATTCAGGTAAAGAAGACCAGGTATTATTTGTATTGAAACTTAGTAACAACGAATTTGGTCCATTGGTTACAATAATTAAAAATCGAGAAACGCTTGACCCAAAAATTAAAAGTTTAATCAATTCGGCTATATTGTATGTAAACAGCAAACAAGAAGGTATTTCAAATGCAATTAAGATAGTGCTTAGTAACGATGAGAACAATTTAATCGAAATTGTGTCAGATGGAATAAGCGATAACAAAGGTACAAAAGCCGATCTGTCATTAAGAATCAACGGTACCGTTATCAAGCTTATAAGTTTGAAATCAATGGGAGTTAGACAATTTGGGCAAATTAGTGGTCATAGGTTCGAAAATTTCCAAAACTTTATAAGTGATTTGTTTGATATAGATATTACTAAACATGCTTCTAAATTTACTAAAAAATTAGGGGTTGAAGCAGCAAAATATAATCACGACGTGATATCTACTATATACAAAAATGACATTGGTCCAGAAATCAAAGACCAACTATCAAAAGGACCAAAAACAGAAGCACATTTTATACAAAAACTTGTTAAAGGTATAGTCAGACATGCCATTGGTGATTCTGAGGTCGAATTAGTTAAATTTGATCGTGCATTAGCTGGTGGTTATAAAATTTTGAAAATTGATCATAACCTAATCAACTTAGTAAAAGATATTAAATTTACGGTTGAAGTAGTTCCTGATAGAGCAATATTGAAAATATTTGGTCAACCCACTAGTGATGAATTAATTGATAAATTTGGGTCTGATGAACCAATGGAATTACTTCAGTTGAGAAGTAAATTGGAAATAAAACAGGGTTACGTAAGAAATATCTTAGAAATGGGTAAATTATTAGAAGATTTAACTACTGTTGAATCTGTCAAGGCCCCTGTTGCAATTTCTAAGAAAGCATTACAGAAAATGAAAGATGCATCGGTTGGTAAAATTACTAAGTCTGGTGAGAAGGATATACGTGATACTAAAGTAAGTGATAAGTTAGCATTGGGTAGAGCTAAGAAAGCTTAATATCATAGTAGTCTAAGACCGTCTCCTAGTATTCTTTTAACTTCTATTTGTATACTTTTTTCTATTATTTGTATTTCTGACCAATTTATGTTTGTATGTTTTAATCTATCAATTAAGCCAACAATAAACATACAATTACCATATAACCCTAAACTATCTTTGAATTTCGTTAATATAAATTTAAGTATAACATCTTTATATTTGTTTAGTAGTTCTTCTAAGCCAGGAGTATTCTCTACTTTTAGTTCAAAACTATTTATATCATGCAATGCCTGACCTACTAATCCTATTTCTAATGCTTGTCTGACAGAATTGATAGCACCAGGTGCATGGGCTTCATTGAGTTTTATATCATTACATATGAAATTAAAAGCACGCATATTATGCACTCATTATCTTGTGTATTCTATCAGCTTCTTCGGCATCAGTTCGTATGTCGCCCGGTTTCTTGTTTTCAGCACTTAATAAACTATTTGCTAAATCTGAAAGAAGTTTAAGTCTACTTTGATCACCTCTGAGAGCTTCCATAATAGATTCAACACTTTCTAAATCAGTTTTACTGTAATTTTTATCACCAAGTAAAATCTGTGCTATTAAGTCTGGATTTTTAGTTATTAAATTGCCAGTTGATCGTTCAATTAATCCTTTTTGCCAACTGTATTTGTAGTCTCCTGGCATACTTTTAGCGATGCTACTCATAAGTAAATTACGATCAGCACCTGAGAATTTACTTTGATCACCGGCTGAATGTAATCCAAACTTCATATGATTAATATCATCACCAAACATAAAATCTGTTTGCGTTAAGCCTTGGTTAGTATCACCATTGATTGGAGTTTTGAAGTGTACTGATATACCTGATTTCTTAACCCAGTCTTTAGGATCATTACCTTGACTTTTAACCCATTTAGCTAATCTCTTTATAAGTTCATCTTTTGAAACAGCATTTTGATCAACTGCAATATCTAAATCACCACTTGATTCTTTCTTACCTACAGAACCCAATGTGTTACCAAGTAAGGGAAGTCCTGTTATTTGTTCAAGCCATTGTATTGTTGGTTTAATGTCTGATCGATTTATGCGTTGTGTTAGTACAGTGCCGTCGACATTTTTGAAAATATTGCCACCTTCTAATAGAAGTGATGCTAGTTCTATTACACGCACGTTTGTTATCCCTTAGGTTTACTCCTTTTATTTATTGCATTGGTAGCTGTAGCTTCTATATCGTCAATTGTATGTTTTATCAAATGATTATTAAGAACATGTTGTTCAGCAGCATCTAGATCAAATTCAGTTAGCTCAAAATTTTGTAATAGATTAATTAGTTCATCATCAGTATGATAAGTTTTTCCAAATTCTTTTAGTTTTGCTGCACCAGCGATATGTCTTGATATCCAAGGAGTTCTATTAAGCATACTCTCTAGTATTACTAATCCAAATCCTTCTTGATCACTATGCATTATGTAACAATCAGCTTCAGATATTGCGCTCAATACTTCTGCTTTGTCATCTATTAATAATGGTATTACTTTACCAGGAATAGCAACTGGCATTAAATTTGATCTATTGTCGTATCCGGTTGTAACTAAAACAGCATCTGGTATATTTGCTTGTACAAATACATCTGCTAATTCTATCATTTTCTTATTAGACCAATATCCGCCACAGCTTAGAAACATTTTCGATGTAATATTGTGGTTAGCTTTGAATCCAGGAGCACCTAAACTTTCTTGATACTTTATTCCGTGGCGAACATTTACGGCTTTGTTAGCTACATTGTTATTTTTAATATGATTGAGATCATTCAATGTACTCCATCCGAGATAAGCACAATCATTTAATGCCTTCAAGGCCGTTGGGCTATTACTAGGAAGTATCAACATATAAAGCATAGGAGAAGGTACATCCTTTGCAACTTGTAATACAAAGTTTTGTACAGCAACGTCGGCACCATGCACAATAATAAGATCCCATTTTAGAAGCAATATATTTGCATCGTTTGATACCCTTACGCCGTTGTAATCACCCTTATGCTCACCTGCTAATATAGCTACTTCATGCCCTCTTGATTTGGCTTCTTCCGCCATCGCTTGCACGAAATATTCAGACCCACCTGGATAAGGCGCATATCTATGAACTACCCACAATAATTTCATTAAATTTCTCCATATTAAATCTTTTTGAATTTATCTAGTAATAATTGATCAATAATCAAATCATCAACATTGCCAGTAAATTTATCTCTTTTCCATGACCAATTAGTATTCAAAGCTAAATGATGTGCATAGAACAATTGATTACTTTCAATCATTTGGCCATTGATATGATGTACCAACCATTGTTGATTCATAGTTATATTATTAGGAACCAGCATCCATTTATATCCAATTCCTGTTTTATAATTTGGATCAGTACAATAATAATTTCTGACATCTCTAAGTTTAAATGGTATAATATCAGCAGATTCTTTACGTATTATATCAAATGGTTGAATCCAAATACCTTTATATTTTAAGCAATGTACATTTCCGTTTGTTAAATAATTAGTAATATCTCGTAGAGTTATATTTTTAGTAACTACCATTTCATCGATATCATTATTTAATACTAATGCTGCATTACCAAGATATCGAAGTTTAGCATGTTCTAGCATTACATACTGACCGAAATCAGAATCCCATGGTGCAAAATCACTTCCTTGTGGACCATAAGGATATGGCCAATTGACTACTTGTATAATTGCACCAGTTAATTTTAATGAATATTCTAGTTTAATAATATCATAGTCGGTACTATTATTATCATATATTAAGAACCCTTCTACACCTAGTACATTATGATGATAGTTTATAAATTCTTGAATCCATTCAATTGGATTATTCTTTTGCAATGTAACCATAACTGATTTATTTTTAAATTCGTTTTCACTTTTATTAATTTTAATATTTGTAATGGTATTTGGTGTAAGTAAAGTTACTGTATTAGTTACTACATTTGTTGCCAATACAGTATAGCATACTCTATCTAATTCAATAAAATTAAATGATAGAGTGTTGTTATTTTCATCTTCAAATTGTGCATTTGTCTTTAGCCAATTTTTAGTATCATACAGTGGCGGGCCAATTAATACGATTATATTATCATTTATTTGTATAGCATCATACCATAAATTATCCCAATCGAAATTATCATCGAACTTCATACCGCCACAGTAATCTATTCGCAAATCTACTGGCCTGGCTGGTTCTCGTTTGAATCCCCATTCAGTTGGGTATGTTATATTACTGCAATAGCTGATCATACTTTATCTTTCATTAGTAATTTCAATTCGTTTATGTGAGAATGGTAGAATCCTTCGTTGGTAACGTCATTGTTTATAACGTTTTTTCCAAGCTTCATCTTGTTTAGATTTCTATGATTAAACAATTCATTACCTTGTCGATCGCGTTGTACCATTACAGTTCCGCCACCCCATTTTCCAAATTCATTATATATTCCCTTATGAAATGGCCCATACGGAATAAATCCATAGGGTGATGAAATCGAAAGATTTGTATGATAATTAATACGTGGAAAAATTCTACCGTTTCGTAAATGCCAATGTTGCCAGGCCATTCTGAATGTTTCAGAATCACCGCCAAAATGGTAGTAAATTTCACAATTATCTGCGTAATGTTTAACTAAGCGCATTTGTGACCAGCATCTTGGTTTGTTTATCAACAATTGCCCAGTTTCAAATGGCTCTGCGTCATTGGATACGACATTAAATATTGGCCAAATTACCGCATTATCGTGATATCTGTTAGATCGATCAGGACTCATCAAGTCACGCCAAAATAAACTACCTTTTTCAATATAGTCTGGATCATCAAATAGAAAATCGGGGTTAACAATTGGAAAATTATCAGCGTCTATCCACAAATTTTCTTCGTATTTACTTTCTAATAATGCATATATTTTAGTACTCCACCCAGCAATACCACCATATATGGTTGTAAAATCTTTTGCATTACCTTTTATCTTTTTAATTTTTAAGTTAATTTCACATTCGCATAATATGTCAATTTGGTTTTGAGATAGCTCACCTTCTCGATAGAATACTTCTACTGGTAGTCTTACATTTAATCTTGCTAGTTCTTTTAATAGAACAAATCCCGTTGCAAATTCACCATTATATATGCTAGTGACGATACTTTTACCTGGACTGTAATTTGGAATATGATCAATATAACTATACATTGTATCAACTAAATCATGTAATTCCTTAGGATTTATTTGCATTATTTTCTGCCTTTATCATTTTATATGTACCATCTGGAAAATATTTTCTTTTAGAACCTTTTGCATGTAAATTTGGTTTACCTTTCAAAGGATGTATATGGGTACTTTGCCATATTAAATAAGCTTCTTTTAATTTTCTTTTTGTTTCCGCAGATCTTGGACCATTTTTTCGACCGATCATTGACAATCGTACTTTTTCTTTTGTATACGCACTTACTATTTTGCCTTTACCTGTAGTACTATTTTTTTATTTTAGTTTGCAAAATTTTATCTAGTATTTCTTGTGTTGGAATATAACCTGCAACACCATCACCATCACTTAAATTGCGTAATATACCAGTTCCGATATCTTTTCTACCAAATAATTTAATATATGCTCGTTCTAATTTGAAAGCATCATTTTCAGTCAATCCAATTTGATAAAATACAATTTTAGATTTATCATTTGGTACAGAAATAGCATGCCTTTTATCAAACGCTCTCCTACCTCTTCCCTTACCAATATAATAAGGAGTATTATCTTTTTTGCGTAGATATGCGTATACATAATAAATATACATAATATTTCTCATTAATTTACCCATATTTCTTTTCGAAAAAATCTTTTAATATTGGAACTCGATCATATTGATGAATTACAGAAAATATTTTACCAGTTGATGTAGTCAGATATTCACCATCAAAAATAGGTTGTGGCTCTAATAAATTTGGTAAAAATGTATGCATCTTCAATGGGTCCATAGTAGTCCCTAATTGAGCCGCCCAAAAATCCTCACTCATGGTAAATTTTGTTATGCTCTTATATGGTTCTAAGTTTAATAATACGTTATAAGCTGCTTGGTCTGGATTAGGTATATGGGTTCCTTTGCAAAGATTGTAGATCGAAAACCAGAGATCTCTCATAGTATTTGGTTCTCCTGCTTGTACTCCACAATTCCAAATTGGCTGGTCTTTTAGTTTGTCATATATTGTTGGAAAACTGGTTTGTAGATTATCATTGCCCCACGGTTCATCTTTATATTTTAGACTTTCACAGCTTGCTAAAATTTTAGCATCACCCATATTAGCAGTTAACCAATCACTTGGGTTAGTCTGAAATATCACATCTTTAGTGTCAGATTGGATTATATATCTATATTGGGTCAAATCAATTTTACAAAAGAAATTCCATAAATCTATAAATCTTTGTACCACTATGATAAGTTGTCTATCATAATATAAATCACCGGTATTTGAATCTTGATTAAATCCAAATATTCTAAATTTACGCTTGATTAATTCTTTAACTGTGTTATAATTACTATTGTATATAATTATGGCTTTATCACCAGTGAATCCTGAATAATCAATACTATTTGCCCAAAATTTTATTTTAGACCAATCATAATTAGTATAGCATCCTATTATCAAATCTCTTTTCATATAATAAGTATATAATATATTTTTTTAAAATCAAAATTTTAATTGTATTAAAATAATATTTAATGAATAATTAACTATTATATAATTATCTAGGAATAACAGCATGTATGATTATTATGTATACGCATATTTACGTGAAAAAGATAATACCCCTTATTATATTGGTAAAGGAAAATGTCGTAGAGCTTATACTAATATAAGTCATTATGTTAATTTACCAAAAGATAAATCTAGAATTATATTTTATCAAACTGGTTTAACCGAAGAAGATGCTTTCAAATTAGAACGAGCATATATTAAATTATTTGGACGCAAAGATTTAAATACAGGAATATTACGTAATTTAACCAATGGTGGCGAAGGTGCTAGTGGATATAAACATACACCTGAAACAAAACAGAAATTAATAACTATATTAATAAATTCAAGTAGGTCTAGAGCTGAAGAAGGTAATCATAATTTTCAAGGTGATAGAAATCCTAGTCATGAAAGAATAGCAAGAGGTGATCATAATTTACAAGGAAAGAATAATCCAATACATAAAAGAGTTGCATCTGGTGAACACCAAATTTTGACATCAAAAATTCAGAATGATTTAGTATTCAACGGTAATCATCATTGGTTGAAAAAAATGGTGGAACTGAAATAGCTAGAGAACGTGCATTGAAACAAATTGCAGATGGTAGAAATGCATTTGTAGGTGAAAAAGGATCACAATTAGCTAAAGATCGAGACATAAAATTAAAAAATGAAGGAAGGCATATTAGTCAAATAGAATATATATGCCCACACTGTGGAAAAATTGGCATGGGTGTTTCTATGAAAAGATGGCATTTTAATAATTGTAAATCAAAGACTGACTCGCCATTGACCTTGTCTATATGACTTATGTATAAATTCTTCCCAATCATTATTCACCCAGGCTAATAACTTACTATTATAATCATTGATAACATACTGAACATTATGACTTCCGTTGAATACTACGTACCACTTTGTACCATCATATTGTATTATATTGTTCTGATATATGTTAGACATATTGCCCCAGGCTTCACTAGTTGTCGCAGGCTGTTCTAATAGTAGATATCGTTGGCCAGTTGCTGCTTCTGGTAAATCAATACCTGGTCCAGATTTAACTGGATCAATGACAGCATTAATATTCGGCAATGTTGATTCTGGTAATGTAGTCTCATTTATAGTCCAGATTAATTCATTTTGATTTGTAGGATCTAAGTCTATCCACCCAATAACATCTAAGTCAGGATTATTTGGATTCATTATAACACGTAATTCACTAGCATTTGTACCATATAATGCATATGGTTTAAGAATTCCGAATTTGTCAAAAAACATTTGCCAACTTAAAGTTCCACCATGATATATTATAGGTAATAACCCCATATTTTCTATGGGAGTACCAGATATGTTTACAAATGTACTATTGCCACCTGATGAATCTGTAAATTTGATATATGTTTCGTTATAAATCTCACAATTGTATGTTGTTTTAGCAAATGCCGCACGACACGTATTAA